ATATAGCAAAGCACGTGTCATTTGGTGATATTGGATAGCCCAAATAAGTTCATTTGCTAGAATCCGCAAATCATCCGAATCATAATGTGCTTTCCAAGTTGCTAATACAGAGGGATGAAGCGTAGGTGTGGGACTTGTTTTTAGATTTGTTTTCAGTGTTGCGGCCGCTATAAACACTTCTTTCTTTGTTGGAATTTTCGGAGAAGGCTTCTGCTGCTGCTGACACCATATTTCAGTCCATTCCGCCACAACGCTGCGAACTTCCGTGGAATTACGAAAAGCACGTGTTGTTGCTCCTGATGTACGCCAACGTTCTTCTAGCAGACGAATCTTTTGGCGACAATGTTGTGTCCATGAATAACTAGCGGGTAGAAAATACCGGTATCCTAGAAAAATATAAATACTTAGTAATTTCGGATAGCCTTTTTCGGAGCAGAGTAATTCCGCTGTCCATCGTTGGGCTCCAGCACGATCTCCCTGTATGATAGACCCTAAAAGTGTTCGCGTAACTTCTGTGCTGGAAAATCCGGTGATTGTCTCAGCCATCTGTGCGTATCAGCGAATATTTATGGGAAAAAAGAGCGGAGTCTTTAACAGAGGATGGTCACGACGGCAATCTTGTATTTTTTCCTATTTTGTCTGGTTGTCTACGGTGTCCAGTGGATGGCCACACAACGCCTTATGACAGAAGAGGGTTTCACTTCCAAAGAAAAAGACGCTGATGATGATAAAGTCATCATACGAAACGACAGGCTCTATGATGGATTTTATGCCGGAATCTATGATCAACTCGTACAGGGTCAGAAAGAACGCATACCGTATGAAACTGAAATTGTTGATAAATACTGCTTGCGTCTACTACCTGAAAAAAAATCGTGGAAAATCCTTGACGTAGGCTGTGGTACAGGCGACCATGTTGCGGAGTTTGTAAAGGCGGGGGCTGGCCATATAACAGGACTGGATAAGAGTCAAGCAATGATTAACCGTGCTAGAAGCAAGTTTCCCGATAAGAATGTAGATTGGAAAATTGGAGATGCGTTAACCTCTACGCTATTTGATGAAGACTCTTTCAATATTGTCTCTTTTTTCTATTTCACGCTCTACTATTTTCCCGACCGCGTAGATGTTTTTAAGAATTGTTATAAGTGGATGACAACCGGCTCGGTGCTTTCTCTTCATATTGTAAACCGGAACAAGTTTGACCCTATTTTGGATTCTGCTAGTCCTTTTCCCGCCTTTTCTCTTCAAAAATATGCTAGACAGCGTGTCATGGAATCCAGTGTTGTCTTTGATAAATTTACCTACGATGCGAAATTTGACTTAAATAAAGAAAACGCGAAATTCATTGAAGATTTTAAATTCAAGGATGGCACAATAAGAAAGCAGGAACATCAGTTATACATGCCTACTATGGAAACAATTGTAAAAGAGGCGGAAGAAGCGGGATTCCGTTACCGTGATTACACCGACTTGCGGACAATTGGCTATGAATACCAGTATTTGCTGTTTTTTGTGAAATAGGCCCAACACATAAAAATTGATTACTTCTTTAATAGTAGTAGTAGCCAGAATGTCCGAGCCTATCCTTTATCGTATCTGCTGGTCTCAGTCGAATGGTCATAGTGGTCATGGTGAAAAAATCCTTACTTGGGAGGCCGCCCAATCTTGGCTAGAATATCTTTATAAGAAGCATCCTGATATGAAGCATTGGCTAGAATAGAAATTTTATCAAATAACATTTAACTTTTCTCCACGCATTTTTACTAAAGCATTACTCAAATCCCGCTGCCCCTTACCCTGATAATCAAAATCACAACTATGGTCCTCTGCGTGACGATGCTTCACACAGAATACCTTAGAACACTTACACATGGTAGTTGTCTCTACAAGCTTCAACTTCCGCTTACACCCATCCATTCCACATACGGGCTTCTTATCTATTTCCTTTAGTTGCTGCGGTTCCATTTTTTATCCTAATGCGTTTCCCAGCAGCGGTTAGTTTCAAATTTACTGCTAGAATGCCATCCGTTTGGCCCCGCGTATATCAACTTTCTTGTAACTCAAATGCGGTTTTTTCCAAGGATTTGGCTCAGCCACCTCAGATTCCTGTGGATGGAACTATCCGAAGAATGTTGCCCCAACATACTGAACTTCTGCAACTTTTTTGGGGAACACATTACTGTGATAGCGACTGGTTATTTACACCACCTGCTGTAACTGTAGAAACATGGTTAAAAGATAATAATGTCCGTATTTGGGGCTATAGCCATAATGATATGCTTCTAGCAACCCTCATGTTTCGTCGTCTAGCAGAAAAACCGTGGTCTATCATGTCAGTGGATTGTATCTGTGTCCATCGCGATGTGCGAGGCAAAGCGTTGGCAGCCATGCTTCTTGAAAATGTAATTTATCAAGGAGCAAACATGCGTTGGTTACAAGCAGGAAAACCTTTCTCTATCCTTGGCTGTCGTGAATCTGCGGGCACATCCATGCTTCACGATTTAGTACCGCCTTTAAAAAAGGAGAAATACATTTGGTCGGAGGGAAAGTCACCCGCGATAAAGAAAGGACAGCAAACTCTTCATTTTAATATTGGCGGTACAAAGATAATTTTGTTTAATACATGGCGTCAGACTTTTCCTGGAGGAAAAGAACAGTGGGAGATTAACTGGGTTTCTAAACCGGGTTGTTCACTTGCTTCTCTCCGAGAAGTCTGTCCAAACAATATACAAATCTGGGTTTCATCCATGTATATTGATTTTATGTTGGAACCTGAGAAAGAACGGGTAGGCTGGTCTTTTAATGAAGGATGGCTTCTCCTAGAATGTTGGGGAAGACCACCGCCTATGAATATATTACCCTATACGCATTTTTAATTTATTCACGGTAGAAGAAGCCGCCACCACCTCCAGCCGCATCTGAAGGCTGTCCATAGATGGGCCGGCCAGTATAGACAAGAACTCTGTCAATTACATCCTTTACAATCTGCTCTAATTCAATGAAATGCTGTAGCATTATTTCCACAGTCTTCTCAACAACTTGGTCCAGTTTCTTGATGCTAGAAGCCTTAACACGGTCGGGTTTGAAAAAATCCTCATTAATCTTGAAGCGTCCATACTCAAAAATCATCACACTATGGGTAATGTAATTGCCGACTGTGACGGTATACTTGTTCCATACCGCATCCATTCTCCGGGACACCTTATCAAGTTCCGTTTTCTGTTGGGTGGAAAGAGGCGGTAAAGTGCGGACCATGCCTGTAAAGCGTTGCTCATTGCTTTTGCGTAAGCGTTCCCAATCTTCTAGCAGAGGACGCAGCCGAGGGATTATCTGCGAATTGGGTCCAAAGTAAGACACACCACGGCACAGAATTGTGGTAATCTTCATTAAATAATCACTCTTAAAATCTGTGGGTAAAATACGATCACCGCTGTATGTAACCATTCCCTTGCGTTTCTGGTACAAACTGGCTTGGGGGACTGACATATTTTGACGAATCTCTGTGGCGACGGTCGCAAACTGTGTTGATGGTCCCGTTACACCCGTGGCCGCAGTGATATCACCATATGCAGCCGATGAAGCCGCACCAGCAACACCAAAAAAAGGGCTTATGGAACTTCTTTCATCAATTACACCTCTTACAATGACGTCCCGATTTTTTGAAATAATTTCGTTCGATAGTTTTGATGCTAAACGTAACATGCGGATAAGTGTTTCAAATGAATGCGGATTTGCTTCATTGATACCCCAAATGATTGACAAAAGACGAGTATCCGCATCAAATGTGAAACGATCACCACGAATACTAGCACGAGCCTTAAGAATTGGGTAATTCTTAGATTCCCGATTAGGAATACTATTACGGTAGATTATCATATCAAATGAGTCTGAGTCATATCCTGTAAATTCAGCACAGAACTGCATAAAGGTTTCTCTAGGTTTGCTCTGATAGACCAGAAAATATGCTTTGTTTTGATCTCTTCTTCTTTCATAAAGCACAAGTTCGCTGGGTCTTACACCAGAATCTGGCACTGAGTCAGGATACAGTAAACGGTACTTTTCTGCGTCAGTTCTAAATAATTCAGTCGGCTGCTGATATCTTCCCATAATGAACCGAGCAAAATCTTCTGCGGGTAGGTCGCCACCTCTCTGCTGGATTTTGCGAGTCTGCGAAGCACCTCCAAGCTGGCGTTTGCGTGTGATACCAAATGAGGTAGCACGGCGACGAATATCAAATCCTCCCGGGGGTTGATATTGTGTCCCAGTTGAAAGAACAACCGCATACATCAGGAAAATAAGTTGAAGATAAAAAACTGAGATTTCCTTACAGATATCATTGTCAGAAGGCCGACCGCGACTCTTTTGGAAAAAGAGAACCAAGTCAAAAGCATCAGCACCATCCGTAGATGACATTAAGATTGTCTTTGTCTTCTTTGCTTTTCTTGCCTCCTCCAAATCTTTGAAAGAACGTTGAAGCATAAAAACATAATCTTGACAGAGTTTCGGATTTGTCAATTTATTAATATCAATCTCATTTGTGTTGATGACTAAGTTGTTAAAAATAGTATTAAGATACCCTCTTTTTGTGGTAGCATCTGCGGAGGAAACGCCGCCAACAGCAGAAGTTGCACTTCCAAATAAACTTGAAAAAAAAGACATTTACCCCTACTGTAGGTCTATAATTTTCCTGTTAGAATAGAATCCTGCCAGGGCTGTAGGCGTTTGAGACATTTCTGAATTGTTACGGCACTAATATCACATGCTGCTGCAACCTCCTTAATTGTTTTTGTGTATCCAAGATGTTTGACAGACATACTTATTGCTGTGGCTGTTAGGGAAGGTGGCGTATTTTCAGGAACTAGGCCCCATTCCTCAATTCGTTCGCAGATCTCATAGACCATTTCAGTTACTGCTAGATGCTTGTCGCGTGTAAAGTGGAGATTCTGTAGGAAAGGCTCAATGAAATCCTTATAGGTACAGGACTTGAGAAGTTGGTCGCGAATTGTGTCTGAGGAGTGCCCCTCCTTACGCTGGGCACGCTCAAAGAGATTCTGAAACTGCTTGATTCCCTTGGTGATTTGATTAGTTTCAATCTTGAAAATCTTCGCAATATCGCAGGGTCTCCGGGGAGCATGGCAGGTCTTGAGTGCTTCGTATAAACAAGATGCTAGAAGGGCCTCACGCTGTGTACCACGGACAACCACATCACGGCTAACCTCATGATATAAACGCTTAGCTTCTTCAATAACGGCCAGAGAAACACCCGCATTAATACCCCGAATTTGAAGACTATCAAAGATATTCCATAGTGTTCGTTCTCTGTGATGTGTTTGATTCCAAAGATGGTAACGCTTAATCTTTTGCATTTCACGGCTGTGATTGGCTTTGACAAGAACAGTTGTGCCGAGTGACGATTCTGGTAGTAGGGGATTGATTGGGCACGAGCATCGGCTAGGGTCAGGATTTCGGTCTTCCGACCCAAACCAACGATATTCAGGTCCCTGTAAAATAAGAGTTTCTAGCACAGTTCCGCACTTGCGGCAAATCATTTCTTCATTAATTTCTTCTACTGCTTCGGCCGATTTACAGGCCGGACAAGACCAGTTATCCGCTACAACAGCGTTTGGTAAATCAACTAGGCTGAAATCTTTAATAGATAACCATGTTTCTTCGGATACATCCATTTGTTGAAAAAGGGGGCTTCTTTTTAAGTTCAAATTTTGTTTAATTGTCCGGAAAAAATAACGCGGTGATAAACAGGGATGGTAAATAAGAAGCCGCCGCCGCCGGCCAAAATTTCCTATGATTTCGCTGATTCTGTACCTGTACCCGGTGATATCGGTGTACGTGACGGTGATTCAATGGACCAACTTGTTAACAATGTGAAGGGTGTAAACTACTATATTGACTTTATTGCTTTTGGTGAAAAATCCTTACTAAATACTCGTGATGTAGTTAAACCTGGTGTTCGTGTATTTGAAGGAACAGGGTTGGCTTGTCCGAATGGAGCAGAAATGAACATATACCGCGATTCAGTCACAAAAGGCGATATCTTAGGTGAAAAAATTAAGCGTGGCTTACAGTCTACAGGCCTGCCCGCACCTGGTGGTGTAGCACCGGGTATTTTAGAGGATGCTCGTGATGCTCTTAATCCCTTTCCGCTTTTTAATGCTGCCATGGCCAGCGGTTATCCTGACTGCGAACTTGTTACAATGCCTGTAGGTGACTTATATGGACGGACAAAACCCGATGTTGAGAAACCAGGTAAGAATTCAACATGGTTAGAAGGACCTGTTGATCCAGGCTGGCCGCCCAAGCAGACGAAGTGGATTCAAAAAACGGACAAAGATGAATATCCAGTCTGGCTTTCTGAGACCGAATATAATTCCCGACCAAAGACATACACCTTTGATGGAATACTTATCCCCCCACCTAAAGTAAAAATTGCGGAAGCATTTACCGGCTATGTAGTTTCTAGCATACCCAATAAACTTGCTGCTTTGGCCTTACTGCTTGCCCTAGCCGCCTCTTTTTCACTACTCTAAACACTTGGCTTCATGTTGACAGGCTTAGTCACAAGATTGTCATATAAGAAGAAAGCTGTTGCTCCGCCCAACAACTGTACGACAATATATGCTAGAGCATCTCTCAAAGAGATAGCATCCTTGATGTAAAACATGAAGGTTACTGCGGGATTAAAATGACCACCCGAGATGCCGCCACCAAGAAAAGCAACAAGGGCTAGAGCACCGCCGATAGCGGCCCAGTTACCCGTTGAGATAATTACAGACAAGAAAAATAGTGTTCCAGCATATTCTACTGCTAGTTTCATAGGGAGTGTTATAGTATCCATTTATTCTACTAATAGCAGCAAAAATATATTATATTAATAAAGTATAATCAATGGATCTCAACGTTGTGATACCTGTACTACTTTTTGTTCTTCTGTCACCCGGTCTTGTGTTAGCGTTGCCGCCCGGACAGCCCCGTGTTGTTCAAATCCTCTTCCATGCGGCTGTCTTTGGTTTAGTCTACTATCTTCTGCGTAGAACATTTCCACAATATTATTAATCATTAAGCCTTTTCCGGTCGCTCTTCACCCTCGGGGAATGAGTTGAGAAGACGATCCGGAATCAAGCGACTGCTGATATTCATAGACTCCAACTCCTGTAAGAACAACTTGTAGGCGTAGGGGAGACGAAGACGGGCAAAACCAGTCGGCTCTTGGCATGCGTGGCAGATATAGATATTCTGCTCTTGATTGACTGTGCCCAGCAGACCACACTTGCGGCACAAGAATGCCTCAAAGTTATCGGAGACTTCCAGCATACGCTCCTTCAAGAACTCAGAAGCACCATGGGCAATCATCACATCGCGTTCCATTTCGCCAAAACGCAAGCCACCGTCACGGGCCCTGCCTTCTGCGGGCTGGCGGGTCAGCATCACCAAGGGTCCCGAAGCACGAGAATTACCCGTCCAAACAGGCTTTCCATTCTTCCGAACATAGAAGAGTCCACCCGGTACTTCCAAGCAGTAGACCTTGCCTTCAAATTCGGACCATGTCTCAGACTGACCCATCTGCTCCTTATGATGCCCATGGTTTACCGCGGGATTGTTCTTTGCCTTGATAATCCGAAGAGACCACAGGTCAGTGGTCGTCGTGCCTGAGTGGACTCCAATCTCATAGGGCGTTCCAGCCGCTGTATGTAGAATCTTATTCGCAGACCAGCCCGCATGAAGGCAGAGTTGCTGAACCTGGTCTGCTAGAACCGTTGATGATGTTGTATAAATCTCTGAATTAGATGCTGTTGTATGTCCATCGCCTAGCAGAAGACCCATTAGAAGAGTCTGTGACTGGTCGGCTGATAGGCGGAAAACCCATTCAGGCAATGCCTTCTTTGTAGCACCTGTGCTAAATGGAATGAGATACTCTTTAAGGACCGAATGGAGAATCTCAAGCTTCTGCGACTTCTCATCAAATCGCCAAGACCAGCCTAGAGTCTGAAGAGCGGTAGATAGTGCCTCTTGTACCCGCGGCTTGTTTGCGGCAAAACAGACAGACCGATTGTTAGCCCAGCCTTCCGCGTACCAGATTCCTAGCACAATCAGGAAGGCGTCCATGTTAGGAAGTTCCTTTTGACCGAGAATAAACTGATAGTCTTGTGTTAGCCACTGTATGTTCTTCTGATACTTCACATGCTTTCCAGCAATATCCATCGCCTCGTGGAAATCATACTTCCAGACCTTTGCCCTTGTATGGGGAGTTGCTACCCACATCCTGTGATTAGGCGTAACAGTAAGGTCAACCTGCTGGGAACACAAGTTATACATCGGACCCTCATAGTCAAACTCAAGAGTCTTGATAGGGTGCTCGTATACCAACTGACCTTCCTGCATTGTAGCCACCTTGTCCTCCATTACAACTTCAGCAATGGGCTTCCATCCATTCTGTGTTAGAACATCATGGTCATCAGTTAAGCAGTGGATCTTATCGTCAACCATATGCTTGAGCCGCTGGTAGAAACACGGTGCCATGAAGATATTACATGACATCTGCTTACCCGTGTACCCCGAATACAGCAGTTCGTTTCCATAGGGCTCCATGCCTGAGTTTAGCAGCTCCTCGGCAATCCGCTCCGGTGACAACTGATTAAACGGAGTACCGTCACCCAGAATACCATTCTGCGAACACACCTTTCCTAGCAACATCTCCATTAACTGTGCGATAGTCATTCTGCTAGGAATACAATGGGGATTAATGATAATATCAGGAACCATACCATTCTTCGTACGGGGCATGTCCCACGGATTCAGAATCAAACCCACTGTTCCCTTCTGACCGTGACGGCTGGAGAACTTATCACCAATCGTGGGGACACGTTCACTGCGAACACGAATCTTTACGAAGGAATAGCCTTCCCCATTCCGTCCCCTATAAATCTTATCTACGAAACCTGTCTCATTGTTCCTCAAAAGTTTTGATACATCCTTATAACGCTTTCCACCTGCTGCTTCTACCGCAGCCGCCGCAGCAGCTCCCGACATTGCCTGTAGTGTCGCATGACCGACACCTGCTAGAGCCGCACCATCTGGAGCACGCAGCCTAATGGGAGCCACCTTGCCAATTAGCACATCATCTGAGTTAACGTAAACGTTCTCA